GAGATCCACAGGTGGGATAACGTCAGATTCAATAATTAGGAAACGATCGCAGCCACTCTGCAAAAATTCTTCTCTTAAAACCGCCACAGATTGGCCGACGTTGACATGAAACTGCCGGTCACATTTAACAATTGGGATCTGTGTTAGTTTCCATCTTTGGGGTGTCAGCCCTAGTATAATTTGTTGCAACCTTAGGTAATACTGATTCTTTAGCTGGTCAGTATTATCTACTATACTGGTCATGTAATAATTTCCACTTCTGGTAACTTCAGATAATCTTTTAAAAAAGACCTGATCGCAGTAGTCTTTGCAAGCATTGGTGTAAACGGCAATAAAGTATTTGCTCATGATCTTAAATAATTATAGTAGCACAGGGGCTGATTAACAATAAGGAATTGATCTTTATAGCGCTGGTAGAGGTCTTCTATGAAGACACCATCCGCGTCGTACTTTGTTTCGTCAAAACGGCATCCATAAGCCATTCCAGCGCGAAACATATACTGTGCAGTATCTATGTTGCCAACAGTTACAATTTCAGGATCTGCTTTGAGTCGGAGGTCGCCATTTTTATGGACCTGATCGAATATCAATCCTCCAAACTGGTTCGCAAATTCTTTATTCGCAGCAAGCCAGGGGATAAGATATGGATGCAGGATATTATCATCATCTAGGCTCATTACCCACTCGGCCGCTACTCCTGGCCCTTCAATGCGATTGCGCCATTCGTTTTGAATCAGGTAGCTATTTCTGTGTACATGCCCTGCCATTCCTGTCATGTGCGATCTTGTCAAATGAACCCAATCTCTTTTTCGAAATTCAAGGTCACAATGATTATGGATTATGTTATGTACCGACCTGTCCACATGAATATGCCATTCTATATGGATATCTTGATCAAACTGCTGGCTGTATTTAATTGATTCACCTATTCTTTGGAGATTTTCCGGTCGTGTACATGGGGTAATAATATTAAGTACTAATTGCTGATTTGACATAGATTGAATTTTAGAAGAAAATCCCACTGAGATCCTGAGTTTCATGCTCCTGGAATTCTGGGTAAAATGTATTTGCAAGAGCGTCGGCTTTATCAGGAGAACGGCCTAAACGCTTTTTGATATCCTCCTTTGGCTCTATGATGATTTTACCATTGCTTTGGAACTTCCACTTTGCCTCAGTCAGTTCTGCTGCTAGGTCATCATCAGGCGGAAGCATGGCTTTAGAATTCTTAGCAGGGTCCAGCCAGTCGCGAACCGCCCACATCAGGTAGGCTCTCATATTGGCAAACTCGTACTGCCCGGTAAAGTCTTGTAAAGGGTTGCCGTTTTCATCCGCTGCTGCTTCTGAGTATTTACAAGAGTAAATACCTGGTATTCTCAGTTCTTCCAATCTGGAAAGGACACCGGCACCTTCTCCAATAGTATCAATGAAGGCCTTTACCTTCTTACCTGTAAAAGCGTCTGAATGTTGTTTGATCTTGGCCACGGTCATCCCGGCAATCTTCATATGTTCTGCCTTGCCGCCACTAAATACCATCTCAAACGGGGCTACATAGTTCTTGTAACGGGAGCAGAAGCAGGAACTGTCTCGGCCCATACCGGCAACGTCTACTCCGAGGCGTAACGTAGGATCTTTTTCAAATCCATCATTGTGGAAATCATGCCAGCGTTTGTTAGCCAGTTCGATCCAGGATAAGGATATAAGTACATCTGAGGATTCCTTCGGGAACATACCCAAAACCTTTACCCGGAATAAATCATTAGGCCGGTACCAGTATCCCTCCCAATTGAAATCACCTTCCCCCTCATTTATATCGTTTTCCGTGATCACCGTGCACCACTCCGTTACTTTGTCTTTAACCCAGTCATAATCCACTTGACCAGGTATTACAACTTTCTTTTCAAGCACATTGGTTGCATTCAAGCTGCTTAAGCGGAACCGCGACCACCGGGATGACTTCTGAGACCTGGCTGCATACCCTACAGGGGTATTAGGGTTAAATACAATCAGCATTCGGCTATTACCCTGCAGGTTACCCTCAATACCATTGAAGATATTCTCTGAAATACCAGATGCCTCCGTAACAGCGAACATGGTGTTTACTGCATGAAACCCGGTCCATGCCTCTGTATTGTACTCATCGGCCTTGAAACCAGTCAGAAACCACTCTTTGTTATCTGTACGAATATCATAACCTGTTAATCTGCCTGGCAATTCAACACCGCGGGCCTTTGCCTTGAGGAACAACCGGGATACCTCCGGAGCCATGATGTTACCGACCTGCCGGTCTGTAGGTGCCGTCATAGCCACCTTTGTATTTCCGATTAGCTCTCCTTTCTCATTCCATTCAGGGGTTAAATACAAGAAGCAGATACAACATACGGCTGAAATGAAATCTTTTCCCCTTGCTGTGCCTGATGCGACAGTAGTACGGGGATTATGCTGAACTGACCGGAGAATGGCTGCCTGTTCCTCGTCAATGGTAACACCCAGTACGTCCTTGGCAAAAAGACACCAGTCTTCCTTCCAAAGTCGAATACGGGCTTTAGCCATAGCCTCCATCTCTTCCGCCTGATCTTTTGATAGTCTGCTCATTTGGTTTGGCTCACCTCCTTGAGCAGGCCATAGAATCCCTTATTAAGAGATTCCCCATTGGTGGTTAGGTCAGATTCAAACTTGTCCTTGTACCCGTAATGGTTTTTCATTACGAAAATGTCCATTGCCGTACCAGAATAAACCAAACGAGCTTCCAAAACGGCTAGAATCTTTTTTATAATTCGCATAACGCCGGGAACCTTCTCGAACTTCTCTTTGAAGTATGCCCACATATCTGGATCGACATCATGCATTATGCAGATCTCCTGAATCGTCTTAATGTCGTTTGCCCTTACAAAGTTTCCTTGCTCTTCCTCATGGCCCATAACAAGGGAATCCCACATCTTAGTGAGCAGAGGGGTAATGGTTTCTTCTGTCCATATCTCCGCAGCCTTGTTTCCCTTCTCGAATTTGTTTCCCTCCTGGTTACCTGGCAGAAACTGGCCCTTTTCCGTCCGTTTTACTTTTGGCTTAGGGTTCTCCTTACTTTTTGGTTCTGCCGGCTTATTTGCCTTTGTTTTGACCTTTGCTGCGGATTTTGCTTTGGGGTTGGCTGCCGGGGCGGCTGGCTTTTTAGGCTTGGGCTTTTCTTCTTTTGGCATTTTCGTTCTTCCCATATAAAATAAGTTAGCCCCGAGCTATTAAGCCCAGGGCATTAGTTAACTAGCGTTTGATCCGCGGCCCATTCTCCCTTCATCATCTCTTTCACCTCCATTACCTTTCCTCTTTCTCCCACCAGCGGCGGCAAATAATCTTCTTACAACGTTTTGTGCTCTTCTTCTAACTCAGCGATAAATTTTAAGTGTTAATAAATATGGTTTTACCGTACAAGGTCTTTTAATGCTTTTGATGCCCTGAAACTGCCTGGAGCTTTTCTATCCGGGGTTGTCAATTCAATACCAAGTGCCTTTGCGAGTTCCCTTCCATCTGCATATTGCCGGTCCTTTAGTTTCAGTCCAATCTTTTCAAGAAACTCATTACGCTGATCAACGTTATTAAAAGTCAATACTGTAAAATAGTTTGCGTCCGTATTCTGCTTAAACTGCAAAAACTCTGCTTTTGCTGCTTGAGCGTAAGTACTGGTAACTGCATTCAGTTCCTCAAGGCTATCCCTTTCCATGTTTTGCTCTTCAGAGCTGTAAACAATCTCTTTCCCCCTTTTACCACCGCCATTTCCAAACTGAATACCTTTTTTCTTTTTATTCCTACGATAGTCTATCATAGCGTTTTATTTCTACATCTATTAGTGGAAAATATTGTTTAAGCTTTTCGTAGTCATTAGGAAAATGATCTTTTAGAGGCTTAATGAAACGATAATCAAGACCATCAAATGACTTTCCCCAGATTTTGTAATCAATCGGCAATTTGATTCCCGAATCCTGAATTTCTTTAATCAGGCGTTCCATTTTCCAGTCATAAACAGGGAAGAATGTCTTTCGCTTCTCATTCACAGCTCCATGAATTTTAACAGATCTGTTCCGGATTAAGGAGTCAGCCGCCCGTACGCCCAACCCAGTAAACACTTGCTTATCGATTTTCAAATCATCTTTGATCCAATCGTTCATTTCGTCATTGTCGAAATTGGGCAACTTGAATTCCTTGATTTTCTGCCATGAATCCTTGGTCTGGAATAACCCTGTTTTGAGGTGCTTGTACAACATTTTGTTTGGAACGCGGATAATATGCCGGCCAATGATGCCCTCGTAGTACTCCAGTGACTCATTCACGAAATCCAGATCAGGGTGCATGTAGTGGTAAATGGGAATAATTGTGTGGAAGTATCGCTTTAGCTGAATGTAGGAGGCGATTGCATC